TGCGGCATATCATGTTAGATATCAGCGGTGACGTAGGGGCACCCTGAGCTAATTTCCCATCGCTGCAACAGATTTGTGCCATGACCGTCGCAACATTATGGGGTGCATTAAATGGATGAGCCATGAATAGGTTTCTGACTCGTCCGAAGTGAATGCTTTCAAAAAAATCTTTCAGATCAATATTGAATACATATCTCTTTCTGGCGTGAATCTGAGCATTTGTCTTAACGTTCCTGCCCTTGACGAAGCCATGACTGGAAGATTTTGGAGAATAAAATTTTTCCAGATGAGGCAATAGTGCCTGCTGAATTGTTTTCAGCACCCGTTTTGGGGCTTTGATGGTGCGATGGGTTTTGTTTTTCTTTAAAATGGAAAAGCTTACGTAATGGCTGCCTTTCTTTTTGTAAAGAAAGCTCAGTAGTTTGTTTTGATCAACCTTGAGTAACTGGCAAAATCCATCAAGGCTACTAAAGCCGGGGCCAAACAAATTCTTGAAAATTTCGTCGATATGCATTCGTAGTACCGGGTCTCGGGGCTATTTTCTCTTCTACCAGCGCCATCGATAACGTCAACGTACAGCGCGAACAGGCAAAGCTACCCTTGCAGTGGCCACCGCATATAGTCAGTGGAAAGTTAAATCGTGCCCCGAGCCCGATGGTAAATTGATATCACGGCACGCATTGCGGGTCAACGTGTACTGGGAGAATCATCAGGCCGGTGCCAGACAATCATGCTCAAAAGCGACATTTTTTGGCCGATTGTTGCCTTTCGCCACCGGCAGAAATGGGTCGGAAGCTACCCGTCACCGCTGGCGGTGCTTTTGGCTATCCCCTGCAACTCGTCGACCTCCTCTCGCGCATTTGCCAAACCCCAATTACTGTATATAACAACAGTATCTAGGAAAGACGCTCCCGTGGATCCCATCGAAATCGAAGACACCGACGATTGGCTCGGCTGCCCTACTCCGCTCGAAACCTGCCGACACCAGCTTCGAATCTATGAGAACGAGGTAGAGGAACTGACCCTACAACTGCGCCAAGCCAGGGAAAAGATCTTCAAGCTAGTCGAAATGCATGCCGAGGCCATCGGACAGCGGGATGAAGCAATGGCGAATCTACGGGCGAGATCCGGAGAATCGGCAGCCCTCCGCAAACAACTGTACGACCTGGACATCTCGGCGCGAGTACACCAGCGCGAGGTCGAACGACTACGCGGAATTCTGGACGGCCTCGTCGATCCTCCGAAAACGTCAGAACAAACCACCTAAGTCATCAGGTTTCCAGTTCATGATAACCAGTTCTCCACTGATATCAGCCTTGCCTTGCCTCTGATTGGTCGTGCTGTAACGAATGTCCAATGTCTCAAAATGGAACCCTTCAAACACCCGACGGATGTCTGGGTGGTCATTGATACTGACCATCACCTTCCCTTTGCAGCGGCGCATGAAGTCGGCCATGCGCTCGTAGTTTTCAAACGGAAAGTCCACGCCATAGCCGGCGGTCTGCCAGTACGGCGGGTCCATGTAGTGAAAGGTATGGGCACGGTCGTAGCGCTCAGCGCATTCCAGCCAGGGTAGGTTTTCGACGTAGGTACCGGACAGGCGCTGCCAGGCGGCCGAAAGGTTTTCCTCAATCCGAAGAAGGTTGATGGCCGGACCGGTGGTCGCGGTACCGAATGTCTGTCCGCTGACTTTGCCGGCGAAGGCATGATGCTGCAGGTAGAAGAATCGGGCGGCACGCTGGATATCGGTGAGGGTTTCCGAGCGGGTCATCTTCTGCCACTCGAACACCTGCCGCGAGCTCAGCGCCCATTTGAATTGGCGCACGAACTCCTCGAGGTGGTTCTGCACGACGCGGTACAGCGTCACCAGGTCGCCGTTGATGTCATTGAGGACTTCCACGGGCGCGGCTTGGGGCCGCATGAAGTACAGTGCGGCACCGCCGGCAAAGACTTCAACGTAGCATTCGTGTGGTGGAAAAAGCGGGATGAGACGGTCGGCCAGGCGGCGTTTGCCGCCCATCCAAGGGATGATAGGTGTAGACATAGATAGCAAGACCTTTACTGTATATATAAACAGGTTCCAGACTCGCTTCGCTTTGTGCACGAAGCAAGAGCCTTGGCTGGACTTGCAGGGACGTTCTGCAGGGACGGCGGCCGGATCGGATGTTGACGCATCCGATCCGGTCGCTCTTTTCACTTCGGTGTTGAGACTTCTTTGACGTAGGCCTGACAGGCCGCTAGAGCGATCAGTCCTTGGTCGCCGGCGTCGGTAATTCCGATAATTCGTTGAGCATGCGCTGGGTCAAGTCGGGCGCGTGCTCCTCCATGAACCATACCGCCGGCGCCGGTACCGGCTGGCACTGAACAGCCATTGGCTGAATCCGTGGCGTCGAGAAGGACTGACAGCCGCAGATCAGCAGTGGCAAGGCGATCACGCAAGCGAGCCTGGTCTTTCTGTGCATTGGTCAAAGCCTCATGGTGGAATTGGTCGCTGGCCGACAGGCGCTGCTCGAGTGCGAGGCGCTTGTCCTGATCAGTGCGGACTTGGGCGGCGGCGGCATTGCTGAGGGCGTTCAAGTCGGACTGGTGCAGCAATGCTTGAGCGGCGAGCTGCCCACCGTAGCGCCAGTCCTGCACCTTCCAAACGCCCCCGGCAGTGATCAGCAGCAGCGCCAGCACACCCACCAGCGCCAACTTCACCGCGCCCGGGTTCATGGCACATCCTTGAAGAACAGGTGGTGACCGAGCGCCAGCGTCTGTTTGGCGCCTTTCACCCAGCCAGGTGGCTTCGGCATGGTGGTCGCGTAGTAGTGCGTGGCACCGCCGGTGGGATCCGGCACCTTTCCATCGACCACCTGGTCAGCGGCAATGCGCGCCTGCGCGAGCTCACGAAAAGGAATCTTCTTGGCGCCACTCAGGTAGGCGAAGTTCGGGTCGTTCCTGTTCCAGCAGCTGAACTGGTAAGGCTTCTGGCACACGCCGGCATAGCCCTCCCCCCACCACGACTTGGTCTTGCCGTCGTTCACCCGGTTGCAGATGGTCCAGGCCACGGCGATCTGGCCGGCCAGGGATTCGCCGCGGGCCTCGCCCCACAACGTGCGAGCGAGGATGTCGCGGTCATTCTCGGATACGGTCATTACTTTTCTCCGGGCAAAAAAAATCCCGCACTTGGCGGGCCTTGGTGTGCACTAGGCACTCAGGCTTCGTTGGGCTCGAACGCTTCGGCACTCACCGGTAACGGGTACCGGGCTTTGATGGCGGCCACCGAGGCGAGCCATGCGGTGTAGTCCGGCTCTAGGCCTTGGGAAAGTGCGTCGTAGTCCGCCTCCAAGCGCAACGGATCTGACTCAGCAAGGTAAGCGGTTCGGCGCGCATTGAGCGCAGCTTCTAGCTCCGCATTTTTGCGATCTTCCTGCTGCTGCTCGGCGGTGATCATTTGGCTGAAGTCGATGTTCATTCTGGAAGCCTCACATCACCATCGGGAGGGTTAACAATGTCGCTGGGGAAGCGGACCGCGATACTGGAATCCGCGTCGCAAGGAATCCCCAGGGCGATAATGAGGTCACCATTGAGACGGGTCACATCACCCACTACATGCTGACAGTGAACGGCCGACCAGGGCAGTACCGCCCCCTCAGGCAGTTGCCGAAAGTCGAACGACTCCCCGTTGATGATCAGCACATCGCCGGTTTTTCGAACTGAAAGCGGCGCCCGGCCGCCCTGCGGTGAAAGCTTGATGATCATAAGAACCACCTTCCTATTGCTAAATACCGGCCACCGGAGATTGTTTGAGCGGTCGGACCATTTCGGTAAACCGCCTTGCAAGACCAGTTGGCCCTTGAGTTATCTGTGATGTAGCCATACACATCAAGACTTGATTGAGGTGTGCCAAAGGCCTGATAGGTGTAGGTGGTGTCGGCAAACAGCACTGGGAACACACCCAGCGGCGACACCGTCGCGATGGCACCGGCGGCCACTGCGAAGTCCGCAATCGGCCCCGTGCAAATCAGCCGGCCATCTGCAAATTTCGTGGCCTCACCATTCGCGTTCACCACCTTTTCAAAAATGGCGCCGGAAGGTACGCCGCCGCCCTGCGAGACGGTTCCGAGAATGGCCGCGACTGCAGCGGCGCCAAGGCCCAAGCCGGCACGGGCCAAAGGCGGGGTGTTGCCACCGGTACCGCCTTTTGCAACGGGCACCACGTTTTCGACAGAGACCGCGCCGAGCCCGGCCAACGTCGCGCCCCATTGATCGATCAATTGCCGCAGGCGATCGGCGGAATCTTTCACGTACCCCTGCACCGGGACCACGGCATACCCCCCAGTAGCGGCGGTAGCCCCCTGATAGGCGGGGAGAATCGAAAGCACCGTAGGGCTGGCAATGTTCGAGACTTCGTACCAGCGACCATCCGGGCCTAGAAAAGCATCGCCCACGCGAGCGTTGGCAGCGAAGGCCGTACCGGTGCCGGTCACGGTGGTGCCGCCGCTGGTGACGGCGACTGTTCCTGATCTGTACCAGGGCATGAGTTTCTCCAGGCAATAAAAAACCCGCTCAGGGCGGGCTTGGTTTTAGGTTGTTGGTTTATGCACTGAGTTTGGCAAACACTGCGGGCAAGAAGAACGCGAATGGATTACCGGAGCCAATAGTTAGTGCATACAAATTGCCACCCGAAAAATCCCACCAACAATAGAGCGACCGACTCTGCTGCCCATCATTCAACATCGGCATACCGAAGGTATTAATAAGCATGTGTTCGCCAGCGGGAAAGTTAAAGTTGACTCGATAGTAATTCCTAGGTACAGACTGCGCGGTGTAATCGGTTTTTACATAGCCCCAATTTTGGAATGAACGAGTGAATACCGCGTACGGCGTATCTGAATCAAACAGCAGCTTAGAGCTCCCATCCCACAAACGCATGCCGAATTTAGCTACCGCGCTAGCCGCGAAGCCACAGATAAAATAAGTCCCATTAGGCTGCAAGGTGTTTACGTCATAAGCTCGAACGTAGAAACCTGTCCACGCACCGGGTGATCCGTTGACGCGCATAAAACACAAGCCGGCAACACCACTGTTACCCGCCGGCCGAATAAACACCAGCGGCGGCTCCTGGCTCGTAATTACAGCAGGGAATAAAGTAGTCGATCCAAGACCTGATTCCTCTGTAGGCTGATAGATTCCTTTTGCAAGTACTACCAACCTTGAAAACTCAGAATCGATTGTCACAACATTATCGCTATTTGTGTACTCTAATCCGTACGACATTAATAGAACCTTATTACTATGAGCCGCATGGTAACGCCGGCTTTATTACTGTATTGCTCTCGCCCACGTATATAGCTATACACGCGAACAGCCCCGGCAATTACTTCAGTCTCAAGTTGTTTATCTAGGTTTACGTTGTAGCCGCCCACCGGCACGACGAAAGCGGCACCGTTCTCCGGCGTTAGACCCGGCACCGAAATGGTTTGATAAGCAACCGAGCTACTTCCAGTCACGAGCCCGCTATAAACGACCCGCATGGTGAAGGTGTTTTCATCTACTTGGAGCACTCCATCGGCACCCCATACCCGTATGCCATGGCTCATGCGTCGAGGTCTCCCAACTGCACCCGCTTCACACCGTTCGCGTCATAGACCTTGATGGCTCTATTGGTCATCGTCAGGCGCCCACCGCCAGCCCCCGGGCCGTTGAATTCCAAGTTGCCGGCCTTGTCCAGCTGCCAGCCTTGCACGTCGGCAATGAAGTTATCGGATTGCAGGTACTGGCCGATTTTCAGCATGGTGATGCTGCCGTTCTGGATAAAGGCTGAGTTCATGAACACTTGCCCGCCAGTGACAGCAAACGGAGAGGACAACGTGCCGTTGATGCCGTTAACCACGGCAAAAAGATCTGCGCTCACCAAGAACTTGCTTTGCAATCCAGCCGGGCCGTTCTCAATGCCCAGCCCGAAGCCCGCCGCCACATACTGACCTTGGCTGTTCAGCTGCATTTTTACCGACCACATCGTGCGGGCCTTACCGTCAAGCGATACCACCGCCTCACTGACTGTCTGCACGGCTGCGTTCGTACTGCCGATAGCCACTTCAATCTGTTCCGAGCGCCGCGCCTGGGCTGTATCACCATCAGCCCTGACGCGGGTTTCCTCGGCAAACTTGGCCGTAGATCCCCACGCCTGCAACGCTCCAGCCAGAGCACCCTCCGCATCGTCATCCCGCCCGCCCATGTACACGGCCTCGACGGTTGTCCTGATCGAAGCCACCGCCGCATCGGTATCCACCTGAGCGTCCTGCACGTCCTGAATCTTCGCCGTGCTGTCGTCGACCTCTAGTTCAATCGTGTTGATTCTCCGCGCTAGCGCATCATCTTCTCTGACGCGGGCCTCGGATTCAGCACCGATGGCCGCGGTATTGCCGCCGACCGATGCGCTCAACAAATCCAGGCGGCTCGTTGTTGCAGAGCGGTCTCCGACCAGCACCGTCTCCAGGGTGCGAATTCCAGCTTGGTTGTTTGCAACCTGCGCATCGAGTGTCGTCAGGCGGATGGCCGTTGCCTCGCTTTCCGTAGCGCGGGTTCGCACTTCCACCGCAAACCTCGCGGCGCTATCCCACTCACTCAGCGCCCCAGCCAAGTCCCCTTCACCATCCTCATCCCGGTACGACGCCTGCAGTGATTGCAGGGAATCCGCCTGAGCTGTGACCTTGCCGTCCACCGTGGTGATGTCGGTTGTGTTTTTTCCGATCTGCAAAGCCTGAGCGTTAACCGTCGACACTATGCCGCCGATGTCTTGCCAGTAGGTCGCATTAGGCGGCGCATTGGCCCCGCCGGCATTTGCGGGCACGGCCTTAATCGCGATGTACAGGCGCTGACCTTTACGCACGTTGTCGTCTTTCAGGTAGCTTTTCGTCGGGACGTATTCCAGGGCATCAGTGATCTGGCCGATCTTGCCCTCAAGCTCCTCCTTGGCCGCATCAATTCGACCATTTACAGACTCAGGTCCGTCGCCGGAGATCTTTTCGACTTCATCCAGCAGATGCTGACCAAGTTGGGACTCTGTAATCTTGCCATCCAATGCTGCCAGATAGGCGGATACGTCATTGGAGGTCGAAGTAGGAACGTACAAAAATGAGCTCTTGCCGTAAGCATTCGCCGATCGCACGAAATAGTAATAGTTCGTGTAGAACGCCAATCCGGTATGCGTGAAGGATAGCCCCTGCCCCAAGTACTCAGCGCTAGCAGCAGTGGCTGTCGGTGAAGTGCTGAAAAAATACTCATAGGTACCGCCATTAAGCCCGGTAGTGGGGTTCTGCGGAATCAACACGATGCTGTTGATCGAGGACTTCACCACACACGACTCAGGGATTGGCGGCCCCTTGATGCTGACCGTGAGGGTCACCTCGCCTGAGCGCGCCATGGGTCCCACCGCTGCCACGCTCATCGTGTAATTGCCCGATGGCAAGCCATTGACAGCACATCGAGTCGATGTTGCCGGCACCGAGTGCGACTGAACAGCCGCAGTGCCCTGGCGAATGATCACGACATAGGACGACACAATCCCAGAAGGAGGCGTCCAAGACAGCACACCCTGCACCACCTCGGCCGATGCGTCCTGCGTCCACTTGAGGTTTGTTGGCGAGCCAAGGCCACCTGCAGGCAGATTGATAAACCCAATAGGGTTGTAGGGCTGACCAACGGCGTCACTGAAGATGGCAGACTCGTATTGCGCCACCGAAACACTGCAACCGTCTTTGTTACCCATCGACCAGTTGGTGACAATGAATTCACCCAGGATGTTTAGTGATGGCAGATTGAGCCTGACAACCCGACCAGGCCGGCAGTTGTAACCAGACAGGTTCATGGGGATGTTTATAGTCCCGCCAGCTCGCCGACGGCGAAGCTCGATGTTGGCAAGACGTTGTGCCTGGTACGGATCGGTCACATACGAGTAAGTCAGCGTCTCAGCGGACTCCCCTCCGTCTTGAACAACCCACTCGTCCACACGCACTTCCGGATAGTCGGTTTCAGTCCATGACTGCAAAGGGTCGATGAAGGTACCGCGCACAGTATTGATAGCCGAATCGTTGCTCGGTTCAGTACTGCCAGTGATCGTGCCCACAACCATGTCTTCGGTGATTTCGAAGTCATACGGTCCGTAATAGGCACCAGCTTGGAGCATCCAGCGCCCACCCACGCGAATCAACTTGCCCGCACACGCCGCTTCAAGCTTCTGCAGTACTCCCGTGCGCTGCTCGTCGGCACCGATAACGCAGGCTGTCCGGTAGCGTTGGCTGACTGTTCCATTTGCATTGGTGACACCTTCATCGCAGACGTTGGCGGCGCTGGCGAAAGTCGAAAAAACAATCTCATCGTCTGGCACGCCGCAACGGGTGCGCAGGTACCAGAGCAAATGCAGCGCCGTGTTCGCGGAGTAGCCGAATGTTCCCGAGCGAGGGTCATAGATGTCGTTGCGCCCCCGCACGATGAACCGCACATCTGGGATGCCGGAGGGGAACCGCTCGGCGCTGTAGCGCAACGATAATCGGACAAAGGAAAGGCCACGGCCGATCTGGGAGTCCTTCCAACCGGAGCAGTTCGCTTTGAGAAATGCATTCACCTGGGTCGGATTGATGATCAATTCATAGCTGGCAAACGCGCCAAACGTACTAATGTCTTCCTCGCCCAGAGAGATGCTCTCCAGTGCGGCGATCGGTCCTTCGCTCAACACATAGACCAGGTGCAACCACTCACCATCAGTTTGAGCACCGGATTGTTCTTGCGCCCAAACCAGCACGCCGCCGGTGGCAACACGCCCGAGGATGAAGCGCACGGGTGCCTTGGAAGAGCGAACTGTCTGAGCGGATGGTTCGTTGTCGCGCAGCGGTGACTTGGTGTTGAGTTTTTCCTGTTGCTCGGCAGCGTAGAACGCCAGGCCCGCGCCAATGAGAGCACCGACAGGTCCGCCCTGTACGAACCCAATGACCGCGCCGACCGCCACTTGGGCAAGTTTTTTAACGCCACTGCTCATTATTCAACTCTCCATGCTGCCAGCGGTTCACACTCGACCCGAGTGACACCGTCGTCCGTCGTTGACCAGAAGTCGCCGGCCCAGAACACCGCCATGCTTCTGCCTCGCGGGGCGTCGTAAAGCACCACATCGCCGCGCTGAATAAAGGGCAATGCCACCCGCGAGAAGCAGGCATCCCACGCCGCCTCCAGGCTGCCGTGCTGTTTCTTGATTTGTCGTTTGGCTCCGGCTTCGCTCTTGTATTTCCCACGGTACTGATCGGCCGGGTCGACGCCACAAACCGCAGCGGTGCAATCAGCGGCAAACAGGCAGCAATCAAACTCGCCCCATGAAAAAGGCCGCCCTTGGGCGGCCTTGATCACGTCATGCAAGCGTGTGGTCCAGTCTTGGTAGCGCATCGGCTGTCACTCATAGGCAAATACTGGGGCGTCCTTCGTAGAGCCCCAATAGATGGGCCACTCTGACATTTGGGCGATGGCGTAAAAGAACCGGTCACCCTGATGGCGAGCGCGATGATTTTCATCGGTGAATCGCTCGGTACCGGTTCGGCTCCACTCGGCCATGCGGTCAATGACCGGCACGGTGATGGAATTCCCGTCCTCGCCGTTGCCGGCGAAACTGAACTTGGCGGCATCCATTCGGCCGGAAAACAGAATGTCTGCCGCGTAGTTACCGTTCTCGTCGAACACGACAAACATCACCTTGGCCAGCCTGCCGCGACAACCCCGCACATTGGTTTCCGAAAGGATGTAGGCGTCCAAGCCACTCAGTGTCAGATCAACTGACATAGGCGAGCCAGAGTTGTCGCTTTCCTGCGACTGACTCACCTCTCCAAAATTGCCCACGCCATCATAGGTGATGCCATCAATCACCAACTGACCGGTACCGGTGTGCGCGAAGACCATGCCGTCGACAAAATCAAGTTGCACGGCATACACCGGCATGAACTTGCCTGTGGCGATGATGTTTACCACGCTCTGACTGAAGGGAAATGCTGATGGCATCAGAAGGCCTCTCGGAACTGAAAACTGCCGTTAGCCACTACGGGCTGAACAGTCAACTGGTTGGTGTCATCGGTTCGACGCATTTCGGAATAGGGATTCCGATACTCAACTGCTGCACCCGCAACGATCGTGCGACGAATCCGTTTGTTGAGGAAAACCTGAACCCGGCCCTGGGCGTTTGAGGTGGCGTCATTGACCACCTCAAACATCTCGCCAGCGATGGTGATGTAGTCTCCGAACGAGAATACTTTCTTGCTTGGTGTGACCCCGCCCAGCGTCATGTTGGTGGCCTGAGCGTTCGCCGTGACGACCACTGGCAAACCAATATCGTCTGACCGGATGCGAGTGAAGGCCGGGATGTTCACCGTTCCATACATGCCCAGCAGCCTGCCGAGCAGCGCCGTTAGCTCGCGTTCGTCTTCGTCAAACAGGTCGTCAAAACTGAGCGTGCATGACCAGTAAGCCCCCGGGTAGCCCAGGATCTGCTGAGCATTGGACAACGTCGACGTAAAGGCTCGGTTGTTGTAGACCATCCCCCACGTCATTTGCGACGGCCACAGTGCAGCCGGCCAAGCGATAGCCATGAAGTACTCCTACAGCCGATTACCGGCGATTGATTAACTGACGGGCTGGGCCGTTTTGCTTGAGGTCCTTCAGCATCATTTGGTAGCCACCTTCAGCACCACGACGTGCGGCGTCTTGGATACGTGCGAGTGTGTTTTCGTCGGCATTGCCCTGCACGCTAATGTGCTGAGTGATACCGCCGAACGTCGCCGTAGACGCGGCTTCAGCGGCAGACGCTCCTGGCCCACCTATGGCTCGAACACCTAAAGAACCATCGGCTGCTCGGGTCAGCGGCATGATCGCCTCAGGGCCAGCCTCGGCAAAGATGCCGGCCCCTTTGGCAAACGCAAAAGTCTGTGGGGTGTTGTAGACCCCTCCAGAGTAGGACGACAAGCTGGCGGAACTGTAGACGCCACCCTTGGCATTCGTAACCATCGCGCCTTCGCTGAAGCCGCTCATAGTCCCTTGTCCAAGCGCCCGGTCGCCACCGGATACAAAACCGAAAGCGCTACTCAGGAATCCAGCAGCAGCCTGGCGTACCTGAATCCGAATCAAGTCTTCGATAATCGAGTTGGCTAGGTCCTTGAACGAGAGCTTGCCCGTCTTCACGAAGTCGACGATGCCATCCTCTAACCCATTGAAGGCGCTGGTGAACAGTTGCTTGGTTTGCCCAGCTACATCGGCGGCTTGGTCAACATAGTCCTGCAGTGCATCCGATGCACCGTTTGCCCAGTTGGACTGGGCGACGTCCACTTGACTGAAATAGTTTTGTTGAGCGAGCAGGCGTTTCCCTAACTCATCCTGCAGAACCTTCGTTTCGCTGGCATACAACTCCGGCGAAATCTCAGCGGTGTTGAGTTGTTCGTTCAGGCTGGCCAGGTCGGCGGCATACTTCTGGCGCAAGGCCAGGTCAGCGCGCATGCGATCGCGTGTTTTGTCGCCCATGCCAATCCCGGCCAACTCCTGGTCGAAGCCGTCTTGAGTCGTTTGAGTACCGGTGGCCTGGGCGTTCTTAAATGCGGTCAGCTTTAGATCGTCTTCGTTCGCCTTCTTGATTTTGTTCAGCGCATCGAGCTCGGCAGCCATACCCAGTAGACGTTTTTTCTGCGCCTCGCTCAGTTTTCCAAGCTTGCCCTCCTGAAGTTCGAAGGACAGCTTCGCGACCTCAGTGGCATCCTTTTGCTTGTCCCCGGTGGTGTTGATCAGGTCAATCTGGCGTTTGTAGCTTTCCTCGGTCGACTCAAAAGCCTTGAGTTGCTGCTTGGCAGCCGACACCGATTCGCTGGCATTCTTTTTTGACGCCTTGGCGGCTGCATCATCAGCAGCCTTTTGTGCATCCTTGGCGGCTGCCGCCGAACGGATGGCAACGATCATGCCCTCCGTGAGGTCGGTATTTTCGGCGATGAACCTGTTTGCTGCTTCGAGGGCTGTTTTGTCCTGGGCGGCACCCAGCTGCTTTTGCAGTTGTTCGAGGTACTTCTGACCAACCTGATCCGCAGCAGCGATTGCGGCGTTGTTCTTTCCACGAGCCGTGGTGTTGGCTTCCGTCTCGCCAGTCAGCTCTGCCAGCGTCTGCCGCTGCTTATCGAGGGTTACTGTGAGATCGGAAACCTTGATTTGCCCGGTCTCAATCGACTGAGCCATTTCCTCTGTGACACCAGGAATCAGTCTGACCTGGTCCGCTACGACCTTCCAATCTACCGCTTGCCCTTTTGCAGAGTCGGCAACAGCCTTGTCGACGAGGTCCATCGCCGATCGAAACTCGGCTGGTAGCGGAGCCAGGCCGCCCATGAAACCAGAAGCACCGGCAAGACCGGCGTTGGTTAGGCTTGCCTGAAACTCAAAAGCGATCGAGCCGGCTGCGGTGGCGAGGTCCTTTTCTGTATCCGCGATGGAGGCGCGCAACTCGCGCAAGGTAACGGACTGTGTGGCCCGGTTGAGCTTGTTGAAGCGCTCTGTCAGTTTGTCGAGCGGATCATTCAGATCACCCAATTTCTGCTCGAGCACACTCGTATTGTCGCGCAGAGTGAGAAACGCAGTCGCGGCACCAATCGCCAACAGCGCGATGCCAGCTGGCCCACCCAACAAGCCAAGGACTGTCCTCGTAGGACCGACAACAGCCGATTGAGCAACCGCCACTGCGTTGGTTGCTCTCGCTTCGGCCATCCTCGCTTCCGCAAGCTGGAGGGACATTTGAGTCTGTACAGCCGTCCCTTTCGCAGCTATCGATTCTTTCTCGGCTAAAAAAACGGCGGTTTGAGCTTTTCTCTGATCGGCTTGAGCGGCGAGCAAAGCTGACGCAGCTTGTGCGCGACGCGCCAGAGAATCCTCAATCGCAGCTTTGGTAGAGAGAACTGATGCGGCAGTCGAAGCTGCTAACCCGCGCGCATAAACGGCCAGAGCACCAGCAGCGGCGACACCCGCAATTTCTGCAAGAGTTTCAAAGTTATCTGCAATACCACTTATAACTCCGGCAAGAGCGCCAGTGCCATCTGTACTTTCGTTGAGCCGGCCCACGTACACGGAGAACGCGTTTGACAGGTTTTGAACCGCATCGCGGACGGCCACACTCATGCTGTCCGCCAAGACTCCATTGGCCTCAGCAGACTTTTGCAGACCTTCCGTCAGGACGTCCAAGCTGAGCTTGCCTTGGGCTCCGAGACTACGAATCTCTTCAGCCGACCTGCCGGTTGATTTGGCGATGGTGTCGACCACTGTCGGCATGGCCGCGAGAATCGACTGCCAGCCATCAGCCTCAACCTTGCCGGTTTGCAGCGCTTTCGAATAAGCGTCGATGGCGGCACTGGCCTTGTCGGCCGAGGCCGAGTTGGTCACCAGCAGGAAGCTGAAGCTGTCCATTACATCCAGCGCCTGGCCGGTGTCGTAGCCCATCGACTTCAAGCTGTCAGCCGTCCGGATGTAAAGCTCCTGCGCTTCACTCAACGGGCGATAGGTGCGCTTCGCAGTCTCCAGCAGACGCTGCTGAACCTGATCGTATTCACCCACGCTGCTGGTGGCCATGCCAATTCGGTCGGACATTTGACCGTAGGAGTCTGCCGTCTCGATGATCTTGCTGATAGACGCGGCACCAATGGCCGCAGCAAGAGCACTCTTGATCAGCCCAGCGGCGCTTTCTGCGCTCTCGCCAGCACGGTCAAAAGCTTCATCGACACGCCCCAGACTCTTATCGATCTTGCCAGACGCCTGGGCGACACTGGAGTCCGCACGGGCCATTTCCTGCCGCAGTTGTGCGGTGGTCGCCTCGATGCGAACCAGCATCCCCTGAACGTCTGTATCAGCCATGGTTTTCTCCGGGCATAAAAAAGCCCGCCGAAGCGGGTTGTTTTGGACACATCGCAATCAGTGGGGCAATAAACGTCGAGCCCCGTGATCGGACCTTAATTCTTGGAGTACTTGAAAGGTGCGGGTGTGGTCAACAGTGGCTCTGGTTTATCCCACGTGCCCCGGTAGCCACGTACCTGATAGGAGTAGCCGGGCTTGAGCTCAAGCAGCAGACCACTCAAATCGCCGCCGGCACACATTGCATTATTTTTGATGCTGAGTTGAGCCGGGCCGGCAGCGTGATAGAGCTTGACGCTTTCACCGTGGCTGGTCTTTGCGGCAAGCTGACCATCAAGGTACACAGACATTCCCGCGCCTAAACAACTCATCGCCCCAGCGTCCTGCGTGAACACGATTCTTGCGTCGTCTGGGTTCTTCTGACGCCCGAACGCATAGACATCCGACTGCGATACCTGCTTTGCCTGATCCGGGGAAACTTGGGTGGTTTCACAGCCCGCCATCATGAAAGCCAGAACGCTCACACATATCGCTTTTTGCACAATCAACCCTCCCTGTAGAAGGCCGCAATTTACCACCACACAGGGAAACGCTAAAAGAACAACACGCTGTGCACGTCGCAAAGCGCAAGTAGATCATTGCTGCCGCCCAGTCAGCGCCTGACGCAACTTGGCTGCGACGGTGGATGGTTTCGGCTTTTCCTTCGGTCCTGCCGGCTTGCCACCAAACGGATTGGTCATCTGCACCCACTCAATCCGGGCATCCATTGCCAGGAACAACTCAGGGAGCGGAGTGTGCCAGGCCGTATCGGGTGACCATCCAAGCCAGCCCGTGGCCACCGCGTACATCCGGTCAACGTAGCTGCCGTCCTCGACAGCACTTACTCCTTCGTCCCCTGAAGCTTTCCCGACTTGGAACCTCGCGGCTTATAGAGGGCGACCAGATAGGTGTTGAGAGTGATCGACACTTCCAGAACGCCTGCCTCCCAAACCTTCTGGGGCAGAGCCTCGGCTTCCTTACCGGTCAGCCCAGCACCTGCTGCCACGATTGCAGCGCAGCCGTCCACGCTCAGGGCGTTGATGGCCTGGGCCGCGCCACGCAATCCGCCGAAATGCGCCTCGATACTGCGCACCGCAGCAAGGGTTGGCACCATCTGATAATCCTCACCATCCAGAGTGATGGTCGTGGTGCCGTATAGAGTTTTGCTCATGGAACAATTCCTTGGAAGGCTGGGGCCGAAGCCCCACCGATTACGTCGGAAGGATTTCGAGGATGTCTGAGTTGATGCCGATGGTGACGTTGCGGCGGACCACGTTGTCGGCGGCGCCGGCGGCGACAGTGTTGTTCATCACTTTGCCGCGCATGAAGAAGGTGGTTGGCAGGACTGGCGGGGTCGCACCAGGATCGCCATCGTTAAGGGTGATCTTGATGTTGTAGTCGCCCTTGCTACGATCTTTGTGCGCGACTTTGAGTGCTGCTTGGCCCGCGTCGCCGTTGTCCAGGCCAACGGTCAAGGTCAGGTCACCGGCATCAGCTGTGCCCTTGTACTTTCGGACCCGGCCATCACGCAGGGAAGTGAAAGTCACCGAACTGAAGGTGTCACCAAATTCGCCGAGGTCTTCGATCTCGCCGACTTCGACATAGGTGTCAGCCTTGTAGAGTGCTTCGGTGTTCGCACCGGACTTTGTGCCAAGCGAGAAGCGGCAGCCGGCGGCTGTGTTGAGGTTGTCATCGGCCATGGGGAATCCTCCAAAGGCACATTGGATAAAGCCGCTTGGCGGCCGGTGTTGGGTTTAGTGGGTGGTGATGACGCGGACCGTGATCGATCCCTGATACGTGACGCCATCGGCGTCACGCTGGGCGTCGGCCTGCTCGACCCTGACTGAAACAGCACGGCCAACCGCCAAAGGCAGTTTGCGCTCGTCCAGGGCGGCAACAATCTCGCCAATGATGCGCTTCACTTCGGCTTGGCCATGAGCATCAGACCAGACAGACAAATAGATCAGGCGATGCTCGCGCTTCCTGCCAGCGATTGGCGAGCTGTTGGTGGATATCTCCCGATCGAACGAGACATATGGCATGGGCGAATCCATTGGCGCACCGTCGTAGACCGGGCACGAAACCTCGGCCTCCAGCCGTGTGAACAGCGCCTCCTGCAATGCAACAGATGGATCAGCCATTACTCAAACCCTCGCTCGCCTTGCGCAACGTTTCGGCAACCGCTGCCCGAATGTTCGCCAGCACAAACTCCCGATTCACGTCTTTTGATGGACGCAGCCAGGGGTGAGCCGGTCGGGCCGGGATATCGGGGTATTTTCCAAA